ATGTAAGTTGTCTTCTATTTCGGTTAGGGTATATGGCAATAAATGCGGTTGGACATGATGCAAAATACGGTATACATTATGAGAACAGCGAATTTTTGAGAGTATGGTATACACCCGAACGTCTGTATGGATATCCCAATAGAGCAATCCCAGGTCTAATGCAGCGTAAACCATGGACAGGAGAACCCTGGGACGAAGAAGCGGTTATCCGAAATCTGATAGATACGGTAAATATTATAGAACGACGCACTGACAAACAGCTAAAACACTTGAGAGATGTAATCGTATCTACTTGGTCCAACAAACGCAAGGTTAGTGCTAAATATCTCGAATTACCACGATCGTTAGGTGGATTAGGAATACTACCATGGAAGGGGTGGATACCAGATAAACCCTATCCAAAGGTATCTCGTATAGAGGCAAGATTTACAACAGCTAAAAATTCAGAATTACGCTATAAGGGAAAATATGCTAAATATGCAGCGTTAAGCTTGGGAGAAGCACAAGAACTGCAACAAAAAGAAATGAATATGAAAGCTTCATCAGACGATGTAAGAGGGTACAATCGATTAATGCGTCAGAAGTTCGCATCTATGATGAAGAATTTAGGTAAAGTAACATGGACTATGGGCATGATGCCGTGGGTAGAAGGAGTGTCAGCGTTGACGGTACCGACGCTTAGGAACATGACTTCCGCTCAGGATATGTCGGTGTATGTGAAAATGAGACCTGAGAGTTATGGGAAATTTAGACACGCGGAACAAGATTGGAAGAACATTACAGTAGTAGCACAAGTTAAGAAAATAAAAACAGTAGAAATGTTTAAGACGATGCACCCTATGTGTTATAACGAAATGAGAACAATGGAAAAAAAGGGATGGCATAGAGCTATGGCATTAGATTATCTGTTTGGTCATGTGACAGATATATTACTAGCTGAAGTTCATCCTATCTTGGCTGGAGTGGTGGAGACATACGTAGCACGAACGATGAGCGAGATACGATTAGAAAGATACAAGAGATACGATCTAAACTATATAGTGGCTAAGTCAAGCCAAGCTGCCGTAGGACAACTACGATTATCGCAGCTAAGTAAGAAGTTGTTTAGATGGTAAGAAAAAACGC